GTTTGATCCCCAGGAAGACCAAGATTTATTCGGTTCAATCTTTGGAAACGAGGGTGCTGGGCAACCTACCGCTCAGCAAGAACAAGCCGCCAGCCAAGATCTGGAAGCGGCTGCCAACGTGATGGACACCCCTGCGGGTGCAACTCCAGAGGAATCACAAACTGATGCCATGGGTCAGCCTGCCACCGAGGAAGAAGAAAGGCCATTCGGTAACCAAAAAATCTCCGAAGACGAGGCCGTGGAGATGGATCGCAAGTAGGGTAAAAACTGAGCAATGGGTCACTAATAAACACGGTGTTTACAAAACGCATCCACGTCTTCAAGTCAGGTGATCAGACTTCCGCTCAAGGGGTTCAGAGAAACTTCTCTGACAAGGACTTGCAGCAGGTTGTCGAAACATACGATCCCTCGACACATGAGGCACCCCTGGTAATCGGCCATGCCGGTGACAATGACAGCCTTCCTGCCTACGGTTGGATCAAAGGATTCGCCAAGCAGGGGGGCAATTTGTATGCCGATGTGGCCTTCACCGACACAGCGAGAGATCTGGTAAAGGACGGACATTACCGCAAGGTTTCCATCTCGTTCTATTCACCTGACTCTGCGATCAACCCCCACAAGGGTAAGTGGAGTGCTCGCCACCTTGCACTGCTGGGGGCATCCCCTCCGGCAGTAAAAGGATTAGAACCCTTCTCCTTCTCGGAGGCGGAGGGAGTCTACGACTTTGCCGTAGCTCTCGCTCCCTCGGACATTTTTGATGAGGAACTCGGACCCACGCTCATCGTGGAGAAGAGCCCCCTCGAAATGCTCCGAGAGAAACTCGATGAAGTCCGTGAGGATGTGTCGAGTGCGGTAAAAGAACTGCAAGGTAACCAACAAGCTCAACCTACCGAGGAACTGGAGGAAGTTACGACCTCTTCGGTTACACAACAACCGGAGACGGCCCAGATGTCCAACCCAGATGCTCCACAATTCAAAGAAACCAGCAAACACGTGGGTCGCGAAGGAACTGAAATTTCTCAGCAGACGGCTGACCTCGAAGATCAATTTCCGGAAGAGGAATTTATGGAACAAGGTAAAATCAGCCGGAAGCACGCCAAAGGTGCCCACGGCCAAGTTATGCAAGTCGTAGAAAACGTCTACGACGAGGCTCACAAAGAGTCCACTGACGAACGCAAAGCCGCCGCCGACCGTGCCTTCGAGGCCAAGCGCATGAAGAAGGAAGGCAAGCCTGAAGAGGCTAAGGAAGTCAAGCGTTTCGGAAAAGAAGAGGACAAACTCATCAAAGAGGCCAAGCACTCTGAAGATGAGGACATGACCGACACCGGCGTAATGAAGCGTCACGGTGGAGATGGTGGTCCTGGCTCTGCTGACCATGCCGAAGACCCCACAGGTCGTTACGAAACCGCTCGCTCTACCGATAACGGTTATGTTGACCGCATGAAAACCGGTAAGCAGGGTGCTGACGGTAACGTGGGTCGCATGAAGACCGCCAAGTCTGGTGAGCAAGATCGCGACCGCATGCACACCGCAGAGAACGGTGAGCAAGATTCCGACCGGATGCACACTGCCAAATCCTCTATGGCGGATGCCGATGGCGAGAGCCGTTGGGCGGGTCAGCAAGACGGTCATGACCAAGTAAACAACATGGACCAGTATGACACTGGTGCCAACGACTACCCCGAGCCCAATCGTCCTAAGGTTTCCTCTGGCACTGACCCCTACGGTCGTGACGAGACCGAGACCAAAATGCCGACTGAGTCGGAAGAAATGCCAGATGACGAAGTATTTGCCGTTGGCATGACTAACGTCATGAGCGACAAGAATATGCGTGTTCTGCGTCAGAAATCCTCCGACGCTCGCGCCAAGTCCGTGAAAACTCACGACCTGCTCTATGCTGAGCCCCAGGCCGATGAAATGACCGGCGACGATGGCGTAACCACTGCTCGCAAGGGCATGACCGCCAGCAAGACAGTTGAGCACGCCGAGTACGAGACTGACGACGACAACGATTACGAAGATCTCGAAGGTCTGCGTAAGGAAATCGGCGATGGCACCAAATCCAAGAGCCGTCAGCTGACCCCTGGCGCTATGGACGACACTGACACCCCTGGTGAAATTGTTGGCCCCGATGGCGCTTACGCTGAGTCCTACAAGGGTGAGCCCAAAGCTAAGTCCAAGCAACTGACCCCCGGTGCTATGGATGAGGTGGATGAGGCTGCTGAGACCGTTGGTCCTGGTGGTGCTTATGGCGAAGCCTCCCTGGGCAAGCTCCGTGAGGACATCGGTGATGGTAAGCCTTCCAAGTCTAAGCAACTGAAGCCTGGCGCTATGGACACCGTGAAGGATCCTGCCGAAATCACCAAGAAATCTGGTGGCGTTTACGCTGAGGAGCACGGCGAGAAGAAGGATCCCTACACCAAGACCGGCTTCGGCTCCACTTACGAGGAAGGCGAAGGTGATGACGGTGTAGACGAGGGTGAAGAGAGCTATGGCGAGGGCTACAGCACTGACCACTGTGACATGAACTACGGCAGCCCAATGCGCTCTATGAGCAGCATGGATATGTCTGCCATGTTCGAAGAGTTGGCCAATCTGAAGCAAAAGTACGCCGAGCTGGAGAACCGCAACCGTCAGGAGAAAATGAACTTCCGTCGGATGCAAATGGCCGAGGCTATCGGACATCTGTACACCGAAGGTCGTTTGACCGACGGTATCATGCCTGAGCAGGAACTGGTTTCCTACGTTGAAGGTCTGGAGTTCGGAACTCTTGAGTTCTCTGAAGGCGAAACCGCTGCCACCAAGCTGCTGAACCTTCTGAGCAATCTGCCCCCGATGGTTCACTTCGGTGAGGTCGCCGGTGGTACTTTCGCCTATGCTGAAGCCGAAGACCTTGACCCTCACGCAAAAGCTCTTCGCATGGTTGAAGAGTCTGGCGGAGAACTCGACTACGTCGAGGCCTTGAAGAAGACCATGTTCTCCTGATTTACCGCTAGGGGGATAAGCTATGATAAACTTTATGAGTAAAAACCATTACACATACGCTTATCTCCGGGAGGATCGGACTCCCTACTACATAGGGAGAGGCAAAGGTCGCCGAGCATACTGCAAAAACCACACCGTTCCCCCACCGCCCAAGGACCGTATCCTTATTCTCAAAACTGATCTGACCTTCGCTGAGTCAGTTCAACATGAGATATACATGATCGCCGTCTTCGGGCGAAAGGACAACGGGACTGGGATTCTCAGAAATCTCACGGATGGAGGCGAGGGAACGGTCGGATACAAGTTCACTGAAGAGCAAATCGACCATCGTCGTCAAGTTCAGACGGGGCGGCAAGCGTCCGACGAACACCGGCAAAACATCTCAAATGGGATGAAAACTCGGTGGAGAAGCGGACACAATAATAACGCCCGAAGTGGGTCTCGCCCGGCGATAGCTGGCGAAAGAAACTACAAGTCAAAAATCACAGACGAGGAACGCCGAGAAATAGCCGCTACCTGGGTGCCGGGTAACCGAAACTCTGGTGCAGGGAACGGGAGGGAACTCGCCGAAAAATACGGTCTCAACATTGAGACAATCCGACAGATAGCAAAGGACCCACGATGGACCTCTTGAGTATGGTCGGAATGGCGACCAAGCGTCGCCAAGACTACATGGAACAGGCCAAAACTCTAGCTCGAAAATACAAAGAGCAGCCCCGTCTGGAAGAACGGATGAAGGCAGAGTCCCTTGGCCTCGTGAAAGGGTTACGCGACAAACTGATGAAATGGGGTGAGTACGAGAGAACAATCTTGGACAAAACCATTGTTTCTGCACTTGCCGCGTGTATCCTTGGCATAAAAGAAGACAAAAGCGATCGGAAGCTGGAAAAATGTTGGCCCATTATAGTGGGCGACATGCTCCCGCCTCTTACAAAGTTTTTAGCAGAGACTAAAGAATACATTGATTCTGGTGTATTGCGTCTTGGAGATCAGACTGTAGACTTCGCTGACTACAACCTGCTCGGCGCAATTCCCGGAGCAATCGATCTCGATGCCGATGTGCTCGAAGGAGTCAATCCCGAAGAGGAAGGAATCCAAGAGGCCACACAGCAAAGAGCCCAAGGCCGTAGCTGGCCTGCCCTTGCAGAGCGAGTATCTCGTTATCTTGCAACACCGACTTTTTCTTTCTACAACCTCGGCGAGTATATGGTAGCTCAAGATGTGGGCTACAAAGATATGCGTCGAGTGGCTCGAGAAGACAAGAAAACCTGTGTCGACTGCCGCAACTATGACGCCCAAGGATGGGTGCCCATTGGCGAAATGCCGATGCCCGGTAAAGGCTGCCGATGCTATGACCGGTGTCGCTGTTACATAGAGTACCGTTGAGGGTAAAACTGCTTACTGCAACTAGGTAACAAACCAGTCCTAGAGCAAACAAAACAAATTGAAGTCTTATTATCTGAGGACAAACACATGGCTACTAATGCCGGACCCATCTACGGAAAGCAGTACATCCGTTACGCTGAAACCTGGGAAGCTGCTGTTGACGCTGAAGCAGGTTCTGTTGCCGCTGTTGCGGCTGGTACCACCGTTGGTATCGTTGAAATCGGCGAGCTGCGTGCCGTTACCTATCTGACCTCTGCTGGTCCTAACATCGCCGCTATCCCCGACGATCTGGCCGCTCCCGCCAACCCCCTGCCCATCTGCGGCATCAACCAGGCCTACATGCCTACCGCTCTGGCTCAGCCTTACACCGCCCGTCAGCTGACCGTGGCTACCTCCGGCCTGCTGCTGGTTGAGGGTGTGAACGATCCTGGCGTGGCCTGGACCGCCCCCGGCCTTAACACTCAGCTGGAAGTTGACGGTCTCGGCCGTGCTGTGAACAATGGCACCCCCGTTCAACTGGACGGCACCACCCCCCTGATCCGCGAAGTGGTTCAGATCGGTGGCCGCAACATGGTTCTCGTTTCCTTCGCCTGATTTATAATCTGGCTTACACTTGGCTGGGCATCCTTCTGGTATAAGCCCCAGCCCTGTGTGCACACATTTGAAGACAATCTCGTTTAACGGAGACCCCCTCCCATGATGAACCTGCAACAAACCTACGCAGGTGTAGATCCGATTCTGACTACACTTGCCCAAGGTTTCATGCTGCCGGCGACCAACATCGCGAACTTTATCGCTCCCGTCGTCGACACCCCCACCCGTGCTGGCCGCATCCTGCGTTTCGGCAAAGAGCAATTTGCCATTAACGACTTCCGTCGTGCTTATGGCACCAACATTCCTTACGTTCAAAGCCGTTACGACTCGGAGCCTTATGCTCTTGAGCAAGAAGTGGTGGCTTGGGAACTGCCGGAAGAAGTCATTGAGAACGCCGGTGAAGGTCCCGCTCAGGTTGACCTGCGTGCGATCGAAACTCGCAACGCAATGTCCCGCCTGATGAACGCCTATGAGTACACCGTTTCTCAGGCTGTTACCGTAACTGGCGACTGGACCACTCCTGGCGTTGGCTACAACCCCTATGAAGGTGGCTTCAGCGCAACCGCCAACTCTCAGACCGGTCTGGGCTTCCTGACCTGGGGTACTTTTGAGGGTGCTTATGATACCGCTGCTGGCCCCGCTCCCTGGTCTTCCCTGACCTCCAACCCGATCGAAGACGTTCTGACCCTGAAGCGTGCTGTCGCTAACCAGATCGGTATTCGTCCGAACTCGATGGTGATCGGTACAGCTGTGTTTGACCAGCTGCTGACCAACCAAGCGATCCTTGAGCGCATCAAGTACACCACCGCTGACAGCATTGACACCGATATGCTGGCCCGTTACTTCGGTCTCGAGCGCGGTCTGCGTGTGGCTGAGGGTCGTTATCTGGCTCAAGACGGCCAGCTGATGCCTGTGTTCCCTGAGAACGGCATCCTGCTGTTCTACAGCCCGAATGGTCCGTCTGACTCCGTGATGCCTGCTGGTGGCGCCAATGCTGCTACCCCTGCATTCGCTTACACCTACCAGCTGACCGGCACCCCTGCCGTTCGTCCTGAGTACTAC